ACCATTAACCAAGAACCAAATAAAGACTACTCCTAAAGTCGTTACTCCTGACGGAGTTAGTGTTGATTTATGGAATGATTTTTTGGTTTACAGGAAAAGATTGAAAGCTCCAGTAACGGATCGAGTTCTTGCAAGACTGATAAAAGAAGCCGATTTAGCCAAGATGCCATTGGATCAAGTGTTGGAAACAATCATTTTTAAGGGCTGGAGATCATTTGAGGCAAGCTGGATTCAGCAAGCACAACAGAAAGCCACAGAATTGCCACTAGGAACGGATCAGCAAATTGAGGAGGCATACAGGGTCGAATGTGGAGGAGATCCTCGCCAAGCTCGTTTTGGTAGTTATTACGAAATGAAGAAATTTATCCAAGAGCATCGAGATAAAAAAAGGAGAGTGTTGTGAATAAAGTATTTTTTGGAGAGTGTAGAGATTCCATGCGCCAAATGGCTAAAGATGGCATAAAAGTGCAAAGTTGCATAACTAGCCCTCCTTATTATGGTCTTAGGGATTATGGAACTGGCACTTGGATCGGTGGCAATGAAACTTGTTCCCATAAAAGAGATAGTAAACATTCCGATAAAACCATTACTGGTCATGCAAATAAAGAACTGACTGTTGGAGATGCAATTTACAAAACTGAATGTCCTAAATGCGGAGCTGTTAGAAAAGATTTGCAAATAGGATTAGAAGAATCTCCACAAGAATTTATTAATAATTTGGTAGAAGTTTTTGCTTGCGTTTGGGATTTGCTTGAAGATAACGGAACTCTTTGGGTAAACCTTGGTGATAGTTATTACAACTACAGACCAGGAAAAGGACAAGCATTAAACAAGCAAACTGTTGCCAATAACAACCAAGATCTGCCTCAAAAATGCGCTAGAAGGGGAAATAAATTAGAAGAATATAAAGAAAAAGATTTAATGGGTATGCCTTGGAGATTAGCTTTTGCTTTACAAGACTTTGGTTGGTATTTGAGGCAAGACATCATTTGGCATAAACCAAATCCAATGCCTGAATCTGTTAAAGACCGATGCACCAAAAGCCATGAATACATATTTCTTTTAAGCAAAAAACCTCATTATTACTTTGACAATGAAGCAATCAAAGAAGAAGCGCACAGCACAGATGACACCAACAGGGACAGGGACAACAGTAAGCTAAACAACACACCTGGTAAAACTCGAATGGCTGGATTGACTACAAATCATTACGAAACCAAAAATAAAAGGGATGTTTGGACTGTAGCTACTAAGCCATATTCAGGAGCGCATTTTGCTGTTTATCCTGAAGAATTGATTGAGCCTTGTGTATTGGCATCAACTAAAACAGGAGATATTGTTCTTGATCCGTTTTTTGGAAGCGGAACAACAGGAACAGTTGCTCAAAAATTAGGCAGAAAATGGATTGGTTGTGAATTAAATAAAGAATATGAGGCTTTGCAAAATGAAAGACTTAGCCAGCAAGGATTGGAGTTGTAGTGAAAAGTATCGGCATCAATGTGCAGTTCGGCAGCTCATTATTTGGCGCAGGATTTGGGGTTTGAAGGCTTTTAGGGAATATATGGCTAAACATAAGGATAAGTTGGGTTGGGAGTTGGTAAGGGATTATGAAGATCAATGGGTAAAAGGCAATCGAGCTGATGAAAAAGGAGAATGGAAATGAGTTTAGAAAAGTTAGATGAAGATAGGGTTGAAAAAGCATTGATTTACCTTTCAACGACAGACGAAGATCATGCAGTTCTAGGATCTGAGGTTAAAAGGCTTGAGGAAGGCATTAAACAAGCCAAGGCTCATTCTTTTTTAGCTGGTGAGGGGACAGTCGCAGAGAGGGAAGCAAAAGCCGTAGCGAGCCTTAAATTTGGTAACGCAGTTGAGCTATGGATTGAGGCTTACAAAGAGTTCAAGATTTTAGATAACAAACGCAATACCGAGATCCGTATAACGGAATTATGGCAAACACTATCGAGCAATCGAAGAAAGGGTTCAATATGAAAGATTTTTCTATGCCTTACATCGTCATTCATAGTCTTTTAAAGAAATACCATGACAACATGATTGACCGAAAAACTAACCGAGCTTATGAGTTGGCTACAGATATTGTTGAGATGGCTCTGATCTTGCAAGATTTGGCAGATAATCATGAAAATAAAAAAGTTTGACCAGGCTTTACATGATAAATATGATCCCCCAGCGAGAGCTACGGTTACTGCTTGGTTAAAAATGAAATGGGGTTTAGATGCTTTTGATAACCCTGATATTTATGGAACTGATTTAATAATTTGTAGAGCTGGTAAACAAGTTGGTTGGGCTGAAGTAGAGGTTCGCCAATGGAATCCAGTTTGCCCTTTTTATACAATCCATGTTCCAGTAAGAAAAAAAGAAATGCTTGAAGTTCCAAATACGCTGTTTTTTGCTTTAACGCAAGATATGAAAAACGCTTATTGGATTAAAGGTCATGAAGTATTAAGCTATCCTCAGATTGAAATGAGGGACAATACAAAGCATGAGTTTTATTACGATGTACCTAAACACCTTTTTAAATACATAGATTTAACCCAATTATTTTGACTACAAAAGCCGAAAAGGATCTCTATGCTCGCCTGGCGAGAATTGGCTGCATATTATGCAGATGCAACGGAGTTCGAGAAATTAACGACTCCCCAACCGAAATGCACCATTGTAGGAGATTTGGTATGCCAAGATCCCTTAGTCCAGTCATTCCCTTGTGCAGCTTTCATCACAGACTTGGAGATACCAGTATTCACCTCGCTGGAGCTAAAAAGTTCGCTGCTTATTGGGGGTATTCACAAGAGGATCTCATTGATAAAACAAGGGAGCTATTAGATGAGTAGTTGGCTAATCATTGTTACTGGATTGATTTACTTTTACATTGGCATAGAACAAGGTTTCAAAGGCAATATGCCTATGGCAGTTGTATATACAGGCTATGCTTTTTCCAATGTTGGCTTATACATTATGGCTAAATGAGTTTCACCATCTATACGCATGATGGCATGAAAGTTATTCAATGGTTCTTTAATATAGATGAGCTTGTTAAATCAATGCTTAAAAACCCAAAAGACCGATACCATCGCAATCTATAATTTGTAAATTTTGATTGGTTCATGGCTTTTGGAATCTACATTGCAAGCCCATTTAACTGATTCTTCAGCCGACAGCCCCATTCTCATGCAAACCTCGGCAGCCATAGCTCCTGAACCAATAGCCATAAATGTTCTTACTCTTTCCCATTCAATATCATCTCCACAAGAAAATAAGCCATCCTGAGTAAGTTTAAGAAATGAGCTATCTGATTTAAGTTTAGGTTTTGTTTTAGTCTTTTTGGCTAAGTAATCTGCTACTTTTTCACCATCAACCCAATTACCAGCAACTCCTAGATAACCTCCATCTATTGCAATAATTTTATCTTCATAATATTTTATGCCTGTTTCGTCATCAGTAAATTGACTATCAGCCACAATTATTTTGTTTATCCAATCGCCAACAATAGTAGTCATTTTTTATACCTTATTGATACAGCCTCTAAATTCAAACTCACCATTCTGCTCATCTGTAACCATAATCATCTCAGGCATCAGCATACGGCCTTGGTCAAATGACAGCATTACAAATCCTGATCTCCAATCTTTAGGGCTATCTTCACAATATTCGAAAGTCGGTGACATGGGATCGGCTAACATTCCAGTCTGAACTCCCCAAAAAGTTCCTTGAAAATTTGAAATTGGACTGGTACAGAGAACATGCGTATGCCCAGTAATAATGTTGGTATTACCAGCAGCTAGTAAATTACTATAACCAGCAGTTCGGCCTCCTTTAAATCGGTGTTTAACTACAGTTTCTTCACCAATCCAATAACTCCAACAAGTTTTCCATTCAGGAAAATGATATTTAAGGCTAAAACCATCAACTCCACTATATTCAGGAACTTTGTTTACTAACCAAGATTCATACCTCATATCGTGATTTCCGAGACACCAAATTAACTCGCATCCTGGCGGTTTATGCTTAACAATTTCATCTAAATGGTAACGGCAAGCATTGAGTTCTTGTAAAACATTAGGCTTTTGATCGTAATTTATACTTGGAAATCTTGACAAAATATTGCCATCAAAAGCATCTCCATTACATATCAAAACTTGAGGCTTGAAGGTATCAATCATCAATAACAAGGCTTTAAATGCCGTTGTTGTCATATCGGTAAAGTGAGCATCTGAAAACACTATTACCCTTTTAACCTTATCTACATCAATGCCTCGCCTTACATTGTGAGCTGCTAAATCTATTTTTCTAGGCTTTTCTTTTTTGAGATCTCTTTGAGAGTTAAAGGTAGCAAGCTCAATCTTATGTCGTATTTCAATGGATGACCTTTTATTCATAGCGCTTCTAGGGGTCATTCCTATTTCTTTTCCAACTAATGATGGACTTCCCAATCTGCGCCAAACTTCAATAAACTTTTCATCTGATACTGGTGATTTAAACCCCATGACATATCCTTTATGATAAAGTGAGCCGATCTTAACCGAAACTTATGAATAATCAATGACTTATTACGCTAAAAGAGTTGATTCTAACCAAAAAGAGATCGTAAAAGTATTTAAAGATCTTGGTTGTTCTGTTTTTGATACTAGCCGTATAGGACAAGGCTTTCCTGATTTAGTTATTGGTAAGAACCAAATTACAGTATTGGTTGAAATAAAATCATCTACAAGTGCAAAATACAGCGCAGCTCAAGATTTATTTATGATGAACTGGAGAGGCTCAACTGTTGTTAGAATTAACGATATTGATGGTGCAATTAGATTAGTTAAACTGCTTGACAATGCCAATCAATAAGGCAAAATATGGTTTCAAACCCCATTTCTATAGGAGAAAAACATGGGAAAGATGGATTCTATGAAGGGTATTCCTTCAGTTACTGGTGCTAAAGCTCCTGCTGGCGCAACTTCTTCAGATAAAACTGGTGAGCGCATGGAGAAAAAAGTTGGCGGTGTAGCAATGGGTATGCAAGATGCTACTGGCAAAGACAAGCAATTCAATACTGGCAAAACTGCTGGTGTTTGCTATGAGCATAAGCGTGGTGACTGTAACCCTTGCTAAAGCGAAATGCCCTAGCGTGAAGGTCTAGGGCATCTCTAACCAAATAGTAATCGGAGAACTAGATGGCTGTTGTAAATTTTAAAGATTCATGCAACTCCTGTATATATTTCCAATCTACAGATAACGATTTCATAGGCAGTTGCAGACGATTCCCTACTTACCAAAACCGACATGGAACGGAATGGTGTGGGGAATTTGTCGTTGTACCTCCTAATCCAGTATTTGAAGCAATGGTTCAAGATATTGAAATTGCAGAGCAAGCTAAAGAAATCCTTGCAAAACGCAAAATAGTGCTTGAAGAAGCTGCCAAAGTAGAGCCAAAGCCAAAAGGCAGACCTAAGAAGGTTGCCGAATGAAGCTCAAGCCACTAGCAGATAAGATCGTTGTTAAGCCTGATACTAGAGAATTAAGCTCTGTCATCATCCTAAACAACAAAGAAAAAGACAATATGGGGACTGTAATAGCTGTAGGCCCTGGCAAAGTAATTAATGGTCGCAGACAAGAAATGCCTATTCCTGTAGGCGCTTATGTACGATTTGGCACTATGAGCGATGACAAAGATGCCGAATACCTAAAATACTTTGAATATTTTGAAGATGGTGAGCGTTACTTAGTAATGAGTTGGCAAGATGTCTGTTTCATAACCGAAAAGGAGATAGCATGAACGAAATAGAAATATGCGACAAAACCCCATTGATTGAGAAGATTATGGGTCATTTTGGCTGGTACAAGGTCAAAAAATTAGAATTACCAGTTGAAAACCTTGAAATTAATCATACATTTATCATAAAAGACATTAAATCTGAGTTGCCTAAAGCTCCTGTAAAGAAGCCAGCAGCTAAAAGACCAGCAAGAAGAACCCCAAGATCCGATTTTAAGTTTGGAAAGGATGCTAAAAATGGCAACTAAACCTGGCTTGTATGCCAATATCGCTGCAAAAAGGGAGCGGATCGAGCAACAAAAGGCATCAGGCGCTAAGAAAGTAGAAACCATGCGTAAGCCTGGCACTAAAGGCGCTCCTACTGCTCAAGCATTTAAAGATTCAGCAAAGACAGCAAAGAAGAAATAATCATGGCTACTAAAAAACATGACAAGCCAATAGAGCATAAAACTGTAGGAAAGGGTAAAACCTATAATCCTACAGAAAAAGGCGCTGGAATGACTGCTAAAGGCAGAGCTGAATACAACGCTAAGAACAATGCCAATCTAAAAGCCCCTGCTCCAAATCCAAAGACAAAAGCTGATGCTGGTCGTAAAGCATCGTTTTGTGCAAGGATGGAGGGAGTTGTTAAAAAAGCTAAAGGCCCTGCGGAGCGAGCCAAAGCATCACTAAAGAACTGGAACTGCTAATGCCATTAAAGAAATCAACCTCAAAACAAGCCTTCCAATCCAATGTAAAAGCAGAACTGTCGGCTGGAAAGAAACCAGCTCAAGCAGTCGCTATTGCTTATTCTGTCAAAAGAGAAGCAGCAACTAAGAAAACTAAACCAAAAAGGGTATAAAAATGAGTATTACGCTTAAAGACCTAACCATTCAAGAAGTAGAATTTATGTTGGCAGCACTATCAAAAGGCGAATATAGCCTAGTAGCTCCTGTAATTGACAAAATCAAAGTTCAAGCTATTCCACAGGCTCATGCCATGATGCAAGCAGAAGCAGATGCAAAAGCTCAAGAAGTAGTGGAAAATGGCGAAAAGGCTACTGAAGAACCAAAATGACCGAAATAGCAAATCCTGTAGGCAGACCAACTGAGTATGATTCATCATATTGTCAGAAGGCTATTGAGCTTGGAACTAAGGGTAAATCCCTAGAACAGATTTCAGGCGCATTAGGCATTACCTACAGGACTTTGTGCAACTGGAGAGATTCTCATGAAGAATTTTTTCATGCCTTGGAGGAAGCCAAGATCCGAGAGATGATTTGGTGGGAAGAACACGCTCAGGCATACCTTGTAGAGCATAAGGATGGGGAGAAGCTCAATGTTGGTTTATGGTCTAGATCAATGGCTGCTCGCTTTCCTAGGAAGTATTCAGAGCGTATTAAGCAAGAGCTTACTGGAGCTGATGGCGCTCCTCTCCTTAAAGGTGTAGAGATAACCTTTGTAGAGCCTGATGCAAATAGATCAGCAGATTAAAGATGCAATTTCTAGGATAAAGTTTCCTAAGAAATTTGAGGCACTATTTAAGCCTGAGAAGGTTCGTTACAGAATATTCTATGGTGGCAGGGGTGGTGCAAAGTCTTGGTGCTTTGCAAGAGCCTTATTAGCCAAGGGAACTGGTCAGCAAATGCGTATTCTCTGCGCCAGGGAGTTCCAAACCTCGATTAAAGACTCGGTTCATAAACTCCTATCGGATCAGATCTATGCCTTGGGCATGGAAAACTTCTATGAGATTACTCAAACCTCAATTAGGGGTAAAAATGGGACTGAATTTATCTTTGTAGGCATCAAGAACAATACAAACAATGTTAAATCCATTGAGGGCATAGACATTTGTTGGGTTGAGGAAGCTCAATCCGTATCAGCAAATAGCTGGAATGTGCTAATTCCTACCATTCGTAAGCAAGATTCAGAGATTTGGGTCAGCTTTAACCCTGAATTACCTACTGATGACACTTGGAAGCGCTTTGTTGAGAACCCTCCTGAAAGCTCGGTAGTCGTAAAAGTAAACTGGAACGACAATCCTTGGTTTCCTGAAACCCTAAATTTGGAGCGCTTATCCTTGCAACAAAGAGATATGGCTGCTTACAACAATGTATGGGAAGGCGCTACAAGGAATACGATTGATGGCGCTATCTTTGCTAAAGAAATGGAAATGGCAGAGCTAGAAGGCAGGATTACGACAGTTCCTTACGATAGCTCTAAGCCCTGTCATATAGTGTTCGATTTGGGATGGGCCGATAATACAGCAGCGTGGATCATCCAATTTATAGGCTTTGAGATCCGAGTTTTAAGATATTTTGAGGATAACCAAAAGACTATCCAGCATTATTTAAACTTAATGCAAACCTTTGGCTATATGTATGACACCATTTGGCTGCCTCATGATGCTGCTGCAAAGTCGCTTGGAACTGGCAAATCTATTGAAGAAATAGTTAGGGCCACAGGAATGAAAGTGCAAATCCTTGATCGAGTACCAGTAACCGACTCAATCAATGCTGCAAGAACTATATTTAATCGGTGTTATTTTGATAGAAAAAATACCGAAGAAGGTTTAAACTGCCTAAGACATTATCGCTATGATGTTGATGAGCATGGAACTTTTAGCCAAAAGCCGTTACATGACATCTATTCTCATGGTGCTGATGCCTGGCGATATATTGGGCTTATGGTCAATGAACCTAAGAAACGCAAACCAGTTAAACAAAATTATGCCCTTGGGGGCAGTTGGATGGGCTAAATATGGCAGATTATCAGGATCAAGATTCAAGCGAAGATACAAGAATCAATGATGCAAAGAAGTTTTTAAACCTTTGTAATGATGTTGATTCCAACAATAGAGCCGAGGCTTTAGACGATGTTCGCTTTTGCGCTGGAGATCAATGGCCTGTTGATGTTCAAAACAGCCGAGTGCTTGAATCTAGACCTTGTTTGACGATTAATAAGGTTGATGCCTATGTTCGTCAGATCTGCAACCAAATCCGTCAGCAAAGACCAAGGATTAAAGTCCAAGGCATGAATAATGAAGCTGATGCCAAATTAGCCGACATTTTAAGCGGTGTTTGCCGTCATATTGAGTATCAATCTTCTGCTGATGTGGCTTACGATACAGCTTCTGAATATGCAGTTAAGATGGGTTGGGGTTACTTCCGAGTAATGACTGATTACATCAGCCCTGATTCATTTGAGCAAGAAATCTACATTAGACCGATTGATAATCCATTTACAGTCTATTTTGATCCTAATTCTCAATTGCCTGATGGCTCTGATGCAGAGCGCTGCTTGATTACTACAGTTGTTAGCAAAAAAACATTTAGGGCTATGTATCCTGGCAAAGACGATGGACAAGGATTTACAAGTCGTGGAACAGGCGATTCAGACTCTGAATGGGTTACTAAAGAGGATGTTCGTATTGCCGAGTATTTTTATACAGTTCGCACTCCTGCCAAATTAGTCCTGCTATCTGATGGCACAAGCGTGTTTGACGATGAATTACCAACTCCTGAAGTATTGGCTGAAGCTGGTATTGAGATTGTTGAAAAGCGTGATACCTACAAGAAGCAGATCAAGTGGTGCAAAGTAACGGCTATGGAAGTCCTTGAAGAAGGCGATTGGGCTGGTAAATACATCCCAGTAATTCCTGTTTATGGTCAATCTTGCATTATTGATGCAAAGCACAAGAAATTTGGCTTGGTTCGGATGGCTAAAGATCCACAGCGTATGTATAACTACTGGACTACAGCTTTAACTGAATCCGTAGCCCTTGCTCCTAAAGCTAAGTGGGTTATGGCTGAAGGACAAGATGAAGGCCATGAGAATGAATGGGCGCAAGCTAATATCAAAGCTATGCCTGTTTTACGCTACAAGCAAACTGATACAGAAGGCAGACAAGCGCCAGCTCCACAGCGCTTACAGCCTGAGCCTCCTCCTGCTGGCATCGTTACAGCTACTCAAGGAATGTCTAACGACTTGATGACTGTCGTTGGAATCTATGATCCAAGCCAGTTGCCACAGGGCAATATGTCAGGCAAGGCTATTGCAGGGCAACAACAACAAGTTGATATGGTGAATTTCCACTATTACGACAATTTGACTCGTTCTATTGCTTATTGTGGGCGAATCATCCTTGATCTAATCCCCAAAATTTACGATACAGAGCGTGTAATGCGTATTATCGGAGCTGATGAAAAGCCTGAAATTATTACATTAAATCAAAGAGTTACTACTGAAGAAGGGGTTGAAAAGATCCTCAATGATGTATCAGTTGGTCGATATGATGTAGTCATGGACACAGGCCCTGGCTTTGCTACTAAGCGTGGCGAGGCAGTAGAAGCCATGATGACTTTATTGGCTGCTGATCCTAACTTAATGGCTACTGCTGGAGATCTAATATTCCGTAATATGGACTTCCCTGGCGCAGACATTATTGCTGATCGCATGGCAGCAACTAATCCATTGGCTCAGATTGATGAGAAATCAGACATTCCTCCACAAGTTCAAATGCAGTTGGCTCAGTCCAAGCAGATGATTGACCAATTACAACAACAGCTTCAGCAAATGGGCATGGATCTCAAGTATGGTCAATCTGTAACAGAAATGAAAGAAAAGGCATCTACAGCTCGTAAGCTAATGGATGTTACTGCTAGAGCGCACAATACAGAAACAATGGCTGAAGTTAAGGTTAATGACCAAAATACTCGCTCAATTACAAGTCAGAATAAGACTGAAATTGATGCGATTGTTAAGATGCTTATTGCCAATTTGGACACTACAGCCATTAAAGCTGAGTTGGATCGCAGAAATGAGGAGCAATATGCCTTTGCTATGCAAGCTCAACAAGATATTAGCCAGGGAGCTAATCCTTTGGTAAATCAACAACCAGCTCCACAGCCAATGCCAGCCCAACAGCCAATGCCTATGGAGCAAGCTCCACAACCACAACCCCCAATGCAAGGAATGTAATCATGCCAAGAGAAATCGTAACCTCAGAAAATCGTGAAGAATACATGGAAAAAAAACTAGCTGAAAAAGCTGGTGTTAAGCCAATGGATAATGAGCAAATGGAAATGAAAGCTAGAGCTAAAAAGATGGATGATGAGCAATTTGAAAGAGTCAAAAAACATCCTAAATATGCAATGCTGAAAATTAAGCTCGGCAAAAAAGGCGCTATGGATGCCCTTTTAAAAGAAATGAACGATAAGCAATAATATTGTTTTAAATAAGTTTTAGTGGTAAAAAAGAATTGTTGTAAATCTACCAATGGATTCATTGGGTAAAATCTTGAGGAAAACTCATGGCAGAAGCACAAGTATTAGAAGAAAAACAGGCTAGTAATGTAGTCACTAGCGAAAATTTAACTGAATGGAACATGAATCGTTTAGGTTTAGCTGGCGAAGATGCTCCTGTTGAGGCTGAATCAGTTGAGGAAACTCCTGAATCAGAGCCGACAGTAGATGACGAACAGAGTGAATCCGATCAAGAACCTGAAGGTAAAGCAACAGAGGAACGGAAACAAAATCCTAAACTTGAAAAGCGGTTTTCAGAGCTAACTAAGGCAAGGAAACAAGCAGAAGAAAATGCTGCTAAATCCTTAGCCGAAAAAGAAGCCCTGGAAGCTAGACTTAGGGAATATGAGGATCGGCAACCTCAACAGCCTAAAGCTGATGAAAGTCCGATTGGCAGAGAACCTAGGGCAGATCAGTTTGATGATGCTTTTGAATATGCAAAGGCATTAGCGGAATGGTCAGCAGAGAAAGCGTTGTATGACAGGGATCAGCAAGACTTAAATCGCAAAGCTGAAGAAGAAAGACAAAAAGTCCTAAAGACTTGGTCTGAGAAACTTCAAAAAGCGAAGCCAAATCTAGCTGATTTTGATGAAATAGTGAATTCTACTCAAGTCGTTGTAAGCAACGAAGTGAGAGATGCCATTATTGAGTCAGATGTTGGGCCTGAGATTCTTTACCATTTAGCTAGTCTAGATGGAGAAGAAGCTGAAAGATTCCAAGCATTACCGATGGCAAAAGCGCTTAGAGAGATTGGGAAATTGGAGGCTCGGTTTGAGAAGCAGGAAGCTGCTGAAGAAACTGCCGTTAGAAGTAAGCCTGTTGTTCAGAAGTCTAAAGCACCAGCTCCTCTCAGTCCGATTAGGGCTACTGGAAGCGCAATGGATACACCTATTGGCTCAGATGGTGAGTTTCATGGTTCGTTCCAAGCGTGGAAAGCAGCTCGAAAAGCAGGGAAGATCAGGTAAAACCCTAATTTCTTTAAAGGAAAAAGAAAATGAGCAATACTCTATTAACTATTTCCAAGATCACCAACGAAGCGT